GCCGCATGGATGGCTGGTGAGTTGCTCGATCAGGTGTACGTCACTGCGGCGTCCCAAGATGCCAGCCTGAACCAGAAGCATGAAGTCCTCAAGACGCTCATCAAGGCCGCAGGTCTGGAGCCCAAGGAGGAAAAAGTCAAGGACACTGGCCCGGGGTTCAGTATCAGCATCGACTTGGGCGGTGGCCAGAGTATCAGTTTGAGCAACCAGCAGACCATCACGCCGGTTACACTGGACGCAGAGGTCAAGGAGATCAAGAATGCCTAAATCCAAACTGGAAACAAGACTGACACGCCAGATCGCTGCGCGGGGCGAAGACAACGCCAGCGGCATCGCGCACGGCCTGTTGGTTAAACGTGGGCACATCAAGTCGGATGGCACGTTGACTGCGGCGGGTAAGAAGCGTCAGGATTTGGGTAACGATGGGCGGGCCAAGGACCGGGAGTCAAAGTACAGCGGCGGTAAGAACAAGCCCGGCGACTACAAATACGACGCCAAGACCAACGCAGCGACACTGAAAAAATGAGCAACTACAAACCGACCGAGACCCAGCGTAACTTCATGCTGGATGAATCCTACGTCAGGGTGCTGGCGGGGCCAGTCGGGGGTGGTAAGTCCGTTACTTGCGTACATGAGCTGGTTCGACTAGCCTGTGGCCAGAAGCCTAACGCCAAGGGTATACGCCGGACACGGGCCATCATCGTGCGTAACACGGCTGACCAGCTGGCGCTCACGACGCGTAAGACGGTGTTTGACTGGCTGCCGCCCGGTGAGGCTGGTATCTGGAAGGCTGTGGAGAAGACGTTTATCCTGATGGCCAAGCTGCCAGATGGGACTCAGGTCGAGTCGGAATGGATTTTCATTCCGCTGGATACGCCAGACGACGTACGAAAAGCGCTGTCACTGGAGACCACGTTCTTGTGGGGAAACGAGAGCCGAGAACTCAACAGTGAGGTTGTGGACGGTCTGCTGTCACGTCTGAACCGATATCCGTCGGCCAAGGACGGTGGACCCACCCGGTCGTGTGCGCTGTTCGATACCAACATGCCCGACGAGGACACATGGTGGCACGACAAGATGGAGAACCCGCCGAGCAACTGGGCCATCCACAAGCAGCCTGCAGCGATCATCAAGCCAGCTGTGTACCTTGAGCGGTTTGGCGAAGAGCCGGAAGAGGTGCTGCTGGATAAGGATGACAACGAGTGGACTGTTAATCCTGAGTGCGACAACTACAACCACTTGCCCAAGCAGTACTACCCCAACATCATCCCGGGCAAGACTGAGGATTGGCTGCGGGTGTATCTGCGCTCGGAGTATGGCCGCTCGCTGTCTGGCACCCCGGTGTACGAGAAGACGTTCACGCATGAATTCCATGTGTCTAAGGACAAGATCAAGCCGATCCGCAGCGAGGACTACCCGGTCATCATCGGTCTGGACTTCGGGCGCACACCGGCAGCGGTGTTTAAGCAGCGCGACCCACGCGGGCGTGTCGTGACTCTGGCTGAGCTGACGTCGGAGAACATGGGCATCGAGACCTTTCTGCGCACCAAGCTGAACCCGTTCATCGCGAACAACATGCAGGGCTGCTCGTTCCTCGTTGCGCCAGACCCGGCTGGGTACGCCAAGCAGCAGCAAGGCGAGATGTCGTTGGTGGACATCGTCAAGCAGGCTGGGTTCAAGTGCCAACGCCCTCCCACTAACGATCCCGAGAAGCGCGTGCAGGCAGTCGAGCGCTTGCTTGTACAACAGTTGGAAGGTAAGGCGATGTACCTGATCGACCCGGGCTGTACGCAGCTCATCAAGGGTTTCCGGTATGGCTACCGGTACAAGATCAAGAAGTCTGGCGAGATGGAAGACAAGCCAGACAAGAACCAGTTTTCGCACGTCCACGACGCCAATCAGTACGCCGACTCGGTCATCGACATGAACATCCGGGGGGCTACGCTCAGCTCTGGGCGGCGTGAAATCAAGAAGTCCGGCTATTCGTACTCTTGACCGTCCACCCGCTAGGGGTACAATTTAGGCAATATCTTCTTGGAGCCACTATGGCCACAGGCATCGCTCTCATTCCCGTCGCCCGCAGCTCTGACTTGGAGCGGGAGTCGCAGAAACGCAACTCAGACATGCAGGCATCGCAGGTCATCCAAGGCTTGGCAGCTCACGCACGCAAGCGCTGGGAGTCTTCACGCGAAGCCAAACGGACCATCGAGGAGCGCATGCTGCAGTGTTTGCGCCAACGCAACGGCGAGTATGACCCTGACAAACTGGCTGACATCAAGCGCCAAGGCGGCTCGGAAATCTACATTCAGCTGTCCTCGGTGAAGTGCCGTGCCGCGACGAGCTGGCTGCGGGATACCTTGCTGGGTACTGGCTCTGACAAGCCGTGGAGCCTTGAGGCGACACCTGAGCCCACTCTGCCGCCTGAGTTGGTCCAAGAGTTGATGGCCAGCATGCAGCAGCAGCTGCAGGTCATGATGGAGCAGGGCTTGGCCATGCCAGACCCCACACAGTTGCGAGAGTCCGCAGCCCAGATGAAAGACGCAGCGATGCGCCGTCTGCGCGAGGAAGCCAACGAACGCGTTGACCGCATGGAACTCAAGATGGAGGACCAGCTCATCGAGGGTAACTGGACCGACGCCCTGAATGCGTTCTTGGACGACATCGTGACGTTCCCTTTCGCTGTGCTCAAAGGCCCGGTAAAACGCAAGCGCAAGACCATGGCTTGGCAAAACGGCCAGCTGGTGCCGTCTGAAGAGATTCGCAACGAGTGGGAGCGGGTTGACCCGTTCATGCTCTACTGGGCACCATGGGCCTCAGACATTCAGGACGGCTTCATTGTTGAGCGCCACCGCATGACCCGTGAAGACCTGCAGGCTCTGATGGGCGTGCCCGGGTACAACGACGACGCGATCCGTTCCGTGCTCAACAGCTTCGATACTGGCAACCTGAACGAGTGGCTGTGGACTGACAGCGCCCAAGCTACGGCTGAAGGCAAGGACACCACCCAGACCATCTTCACGACAGACCTGATCGACGCCCTGCAGATGTGGGACAGCGTCAAGGGCAGCGACCTGCTCGACTGGGGCCTGTCGAAGAAAGAGATTCCTGACCCAGACCTGAACTACCCTTGCGAGGTGTGGCTGGTCGGCTCCACAGTGATCCGCGCTGTGCTGAACTACGACCCGCTGGGCCGCAAGCCGTACTACGTGACATCCTACGAGAAAGTCCCCGGCGCTGTCGCCGGTAAGGGCGTGACTGACCTGTGCCGCGACTCCCAGAACATGGTGAACGCCGCTGCTCGCAGCTTGGCCAACAACATGGGCATCAGCTCTGGCCCGCAGGTGGGTGTGAACGTGTCGCGCCTGCCCCCGGGCGAGGACATCACAGAGATGTACCCATGGAAAATCTGGCAGTTCCAGAGCTCTGAGTTCAACGACGGCTCGCAGCCGCTGCAGTTCTTCCAGCCCAACAGCAACGCTCAGGAACTCATGGCCGTGTTTGAGAAGTTCTCAGCCCGCGCCGACGAGGACACCATGATTCCGCGTTACATGACTGGCGACCCCTCGGGTGGCGCTGGCCGTACGTCGTCTGGCCTGTCCATGCTGATCTCCAACGCTGGCAAGGGCATCAAGCAGGTCATCAGCAACATCGACCGCAACGTGATCGTGCCCTCTATCGAGCGTCTGTACCAAGACAACCTGCGCTACAGCAAAGACCCAGACCTGATCGGTGACGTCAAGGCTGTGGCCAAGGGCGCGACCAGCTTGGTGGTCAAGGAAGCTGAGGCAGTTCGCCGCAACGAGTTCCTGCAGATTGTGCTCAACAGCCCAGTGGCCCAGCAGATCGTCGGTATGGACGGTGCAGCGGAGCTTCTGCGCGAGCAGGCCCGCAACCTGAGCGGCAACGTGAACCGCATCGTGCCAGACCGCCCAACGCTGACGGCCATGCAGACTCTGCAGCAGCAAAACGCACAGCTCCAAGAGCAGCTGGCCATGATCGCAGGCGAACTGCAAGGCGGCGCTCCGGGCATGACACAAGGCCCAGCGCCGAAGAATATGCTGCCTGACGGCAGCCAAGTTGGTGGTCGTGAGGGAAATATGATTTCGCCACGCCCCAACGGAGTTTGACTTTTTCTGAATTTGTTGTATAGAATCCACACATGAAGATTTTTGTAGGCCAAAAGCCTGACCGGCAGCACATGCAAGCGTTGATTCGCTGCAAGCTGCAAGAAAACGAGCCGCTGTTGGCGCTGTTTCGGATGAAACTTGAGGAGACCAAAAACTCCTTGATGGTTGCAGAAGAGCCGCACCGCATACACCGACTCCAAGGTCAGGCCCAAGCCTTATCAGATTTCCTCGAAGCGGTTGAAAAATCGTCAGAGGTCTTCGACCGGATCAAGTGATCCGAATTTTGTAAATCCGAGCAAACCATTATGCGAACGGCAGACCGCAGTAGGAGCCTGAAGCAGAGTTGGAGCCCAAGGAGAATTGAATGGCATTGCCAAGACAAGTAGAAGCTCAGTTACGTGAACTGGAAGCACTGGAAAAGCAGCTGACCGACGCACAGAACCCTGCCCCCGCAGACCCTGCGCCAACCCCAGCAGAGCCTCCCCAAGACCCACAGCCCGCGCCTGCAGAGCCCAAGCCTGTTGAGCCAACGCCGACACCGACTGAACCAGTCGTAGCGGAAGAGACATGGCAGCAGAAGTACAAAACCCTCAAGGGCATGTACGACGCTGAAGTGCCTCGCTTGCATGCAGACCTGCGTGACCTCAAGGCCCAAGTGGATAACCTCCGCAAAGCCAGCGAGACCAAACCGGTTGAGCCTGCCAAGCCCAAAGCTGCTGAGAAGTTGGTGACTGATGCTGATGTTGAAGCATTTGGTTCGGACTTGATCGAAGTCCAGCGCAAAGTTGCCCGCGAAGTGGCAGCAGAGTTTCGTGGTGAGCTAGACGCCATGCGTGCCGAGAACGAGAAGCTGCGCGAGCAGTTGACCAGCACCGGTACTCAAGTGTCCGAAGCCAGTTTTGAGCAGCGCCTGTACCGTATGGTGCCGGACTTTGAAGCAGTCAATGCCGATCCCAAGTGGATTGCTTGGCTCAACGAAGTTGACCCGCTGCTCCGAGCCCCACGATCCACTGTTGCACAACAAGCGTTCAACCGAGGCGACGCTGAAGGAGTAGCACACTACGTGGCGATGTTCAAAAAGAGCGTTGCGCCAGTAGAGCCCACTGCCGACAAAACCGAAGAGCTTGAGCGTCAAATTCAGCCGAATCGTAGTGCCACAAGCACACCCCCTACCTCTCAAAAAGGTAAGGTCTACACCAACGCAGACATCGAAAAGATGTTCCGCAAGGCGACTGATCTGGGTGTCAAGGGGCGCGTCGACGAGGCAAAGAAACTTGAAGCTGAAATTGATGCAGCGTTCATGGAAGGTCGCGTAACAGCGTAATCCGTGGACAAGGCAACTACCCCAACCTGTTTTATTTAGGAGGCCATCATGGCTGCAGTTTATCCCGTCACCGGCTCTGGTGCATTTGACACCAACCCATCGTACTCCGGCGCTTTCATCCCGACCCTGTGGTCTGGCAAGTTGCTGGCCAAGTTCTACCAGAACACCATGTTGTCTGAAGTCACTAACACTGACTACGAAGGCGAGTTGAAGAACCAAGGCGATACCGTGCGTATCCGTCTGGCTCCTTCGATCAGCATCTCTGACTACACTGTTGGCCAGAACCTGTCCTACGAAGTGCCTACCCCCAGCTTCCAAGACATGCAAGTCAACAAGGGCAAGTACTTCGGCGTGCAAGTCAACGACGTGTTGGCTTACCAGTCCGACATGAACTTGATGAACATGTTCACCGAAGACGCTGCCAAGCAGCTGAAGATCGCCATCGAAAACGAAGTGTTCTTCAACAGCTTCGTGACCGAAGGCCCCGCCGCTGCCAACGAAGGCGCTACTGCTGGTGCTATCTCTGCTGCCTACAACTTGGGCACAGACACCACCCCTGTCGACCAAGCCACTCCTGAGAACGTGCTCAAGGCCATCTTGCGCATGTCCACAGTGCTGGACGAGCAGAACGTGCCTGAAGATGGTCGCTTCTTGATCTTGTCGCCCTATGACCGTCACCTGTTGATGCAATCGAGCATCGCTCAGGCGTACTTCACTGGTGACCAGTCCAGCACCATCCGTACCGGCAAGATCGGTATGTTGGATCGCTTCTCTGTGTACGTGTCGAACCTGCTGCCAAAAGGCGAAGCTGGTAAGGCTCTGGTGGCTGGCTTGTCCGCTACCTCCACAGGCGGCGCTGTGTCCGGTGCTAAGGCACGTCGTACGATGATCGCTGGTACAAAGGCTGCAACGTCTTTCGCCATGACCATCAACAAGACTGAGCCTCTGCGTAACCAGACTGACTTCGGCGACATCGTCCGTGGTCTGGCTGTGTATGGCCGCAAGGTTGTGAAACCTCAAGCCTTGGTTGTCGCTCAGGTTGGCTCTGCCACCTGATCGGTGATACAGTAAAGGGGCTCTTCGGAGCCCCTTTTTACATTTTGGAGTGAAGAATGAACGTACTTGATCTGCTGACCCGCCTCGACGGCGAAATTCTGTCCAACAAAGCCCGTGCCGTGGTTGACAACAAGATTGTCATTTTGGCCCGCATGAACGGCACCGAGTGGGAATACACTGATGAAGGCCAAGAGTTGGCCAACAAGCACTCCAACGAAGTCGTGGCCGAGTCGGAAGCCAAGACCACACGTACTCGCAAGGCAAAAGATGTACCAGCTGAGCCCGTTGCGGTAGAATCGGCTGATGTAGAGCCTGAACTGTGAGGTAGACCATGGCCACCGCAAAAGTTGTAGACCTTATCTCTCGGGCGCAGACGCTGCTCCAAGATACCACATCTGTACGGTGGCCTGTTTTGGAGCTGCAAGGATGGCTCAACGACAGCTATCGTGAGGCTGTCAATCTTCGCCCAGACGCCAACACGGCAACTGGCGAGTTCACCTGCGTCGCAGGAGCTCGACAAGTCGTAACCACCACGTTTGCATCAGCACTTCGCGTCATTGAAGTCGTGCGCAACACTGCTACTTCGTCTGCCAAGGGCGCAGTCCGACTGGTCAACCGTCGCATGCTCGACGACCAGCGCCGCAACTGGTACGCAGAGACTCAAACTGTAGACATCCAGCATTACATGTTTGACCCACGCCTGCCCAAAGAATTTCTGGTGTACCCCCCAGCTTCGACCTCTGCTCGGCTTGAAGTGGTTTACTCCTCGGTGCCGTTGGCACACACGCTGACAGAGGCTCAGCTGATTAACTCAGCTACGACCGAAGTCATCCGCATTGACGACAGCTACTTCAACGCATTGCTGGACTATGTGCTCTACCGCGCATACAGCAAGGACGCAGAGTACGCAGCCAATGCTCAACGCGCTGTGGCTCACTACCAAGCCTTCCAGACTGCTCTGGGTGCCTCAGCGCAGGCTAACGCTGCATCGCAGCCGGGAGCTGCATAATGGCAAAACTGTGGGCCGACTTTCTTCCACTGCTGGCCCCGCATTTGCCCGGGTGTCCAGACCCCAGCTTAAAGCTGTATCTGGCCTCTACGGCTTCTGATTTCTTCGCCCGCACGTACTTGTGGCGCGAGCAGATTGGCGCTGTGTATGTGGCTCCCAACCAAGTTGACTACGACCTTGACCCTGACACTGGGCTTGTCGAGAACGTCATCTCTGTAGTGTACGGCGAGCACACCCTCACGCGTACCGATTTGCGCTTGATTGGCGCTGAGAAGCTGACCGAGGTTGGCGAGCCACGCGAGTATTGGATTCAGGCCGACAACAGCATCCGCATCTTCCCAATACCGGAGGAGCGCACCACGCTCAAGGTGTACGCTGTACTCAAGCCAAACCGCGCTGGCACAGGCGTAGAAGACTGGATTTACGAGACTTGGGCTGATACGTTGGTCAGCGGCGCAATCGCTCAGCTCGCCATGATCCCCGGCAAAGAATGGTCTGACGTGGCTCTGGCTGGCATGCACAAGGGCTTGTATGAGCGGGCTATCACCAACGCTCGCATTCGTGATTTTCGCGGTGTCCACATGATGGTGCGCCAGCGCCCAGCGGCATAAGGAGCTCACATGGCTGAGAAGATTCGACTCGTGCAGGGCGATACCGCCCCGGCGCTCACAGTAACACTGACAGACACCACGACAGGCGCGGCTATCAACGTGACGGGTGCCACTGTGCGCCTGAAATTCAGAGCTGTTGGCTCTACGACACTGCGCGGAACGCTGACTGGTACTGTTACAAACGGCGCTGGCGGTGTGGTGGTGTTCTTCTGGTCTGACGAACCAACGATCCTTGACGGTGACGCTGGGGATTACGAGGGTGAAATCGAGATCACGTTTGCCAACACCACGATCCAAACTGTCTACGACCTGCTGAAATTCAAGCTCCGTCAGGACTTCTGATGACCAAGGCTACCGTCAGCACTGTCCAACTGGGTGCTGACCTTGGCGTTGTTACGCCTGTAGCCGAGACCAGCGCTGTAAAGATCGGTGCAGCGGTAGTAGCGATAACCCCGCTGGCAGCTACGAGCTACGTGGCCGCAGCAGCCACGCCAAGTTTTGTGGACGCTGGGTTTGCAGTTTCCTATGTTAATGCCGCAGCCATAGCCGTACTGGATGAGCTTGGATTCAACAAGCGATTCAGAGATACCACAACTGCTGTAGACGTTGCTGTACTGGTTTTTGGCAAACCTGCGGTTGACTCTGTCGCCACTGCTGACACAACGCTGCGCACTATAAGCAAACGTCTGGTTGAAACAGTCTCTGCTGCTGACGTCATCAACATCGTCAAAACTACGCTACGCACGTTCACGGAAGTCGCGACCATAACAGAAGTCGTGACGTTGGTGCCCTCCAAGTTGGTACAGGATACTGCGACGACAAGCGACGCCACGAGCCGGGCTGTAGCGAAATTGCTGACTGACGCGTTTGCCATGAATGACGGGGCAGACGTAGAAGATGGCAGTACGTGGATATACGAGAAGTACATCAACAACATCGCTTTTATTGCAGACGCGCAGTTTTTTGACGTGGCTACAATGCTTGCGGACTCGCTGGGTGTCCCGGACGCGCAGGCCATTGAGGTGGCCATGGCACTCGCTGACGCGTTCAGCATGTCTTCAGTTACGCGGGCTAGCTTTAGTAAGGCACTTGCGGATACACTAACGGCTGCAGATGTTACGGTTGTAACGTCCACCAAAATTCTCTCCGACACGGCGGGTACAGCGGATTCAGCAGTACGGTCCACCGGCAAAGCGGTCGCAGATACGTTTGGTTTTACGGAGTCTGGCTCAGTGATCTCACAAGGGTACTGTGACTTGACATATTTTGAAGCAGACTACGTCGGTGAGTACCGCACGTTCGCATAGGAGAATGAGATGATCCAAGAAACAGTCAAAGCCACAGGCGCGTTGCAGATCAAACTGTACGGCCCAGACGGTAAGCTCAAGCAAGAACAGAACGTCAAGAACTTGGTCGTTACGTCCGGCAAGGGCTACATTGCAGGCCGTATGGTTGGCACTCCCACAGCTATGAGCCACATGGCCATCGGCTCTGGTACGGTAAACCCAGACCCCGCTGACAACACTCTGGGTACTGAGCTGGGTCGTGTAGGCCTTACTTCCAGCGGTGCGTCTGGTGCTGTAGTGACTTACGTCGCATCTTTCGGTGCTGGCACTGGCACTGGCGCTGTGACCGAAGCTGGTATCTTCAACGCATCCTCAGCCGGTACATTGCTGTGCCGCACTGAATTTGCTGTCGTGAACAAAGGCGCTAGTGACTCTTTGAGTATTACTTGGACAGTCACAGTAAGCTAATTTGTTTCTGCCGTGGATAGAACAGGAAGGTAAGTATGAGCACCATCGTATTGCGCAGCGTCAAGGGCACACCCTTGACGAACACTGAAGTCGACGCAAACTTCAGCAATCTGAACACAGACAAAATCCAAATTGGTGGCTCTTACTCTACCGGGACTGCGGCTGGGGTTTTGTACCTCAACGGCTCCAAAGTCCTGACCACGGGGACTGCGCTGACGTTTGATGGGACGACACTCGGCTCTACTGCGCTCAACGTCACAGGCAACACAACCCTTGGCGATGCCACAACCGACACTGTGACGGTGAACGGGTATATGGGTGTGGGCACTGGTCCTAACAGCACAATTGCGCTTTACGCTCGTGGATACGCCTTGTCGGGGCCAAATCAAACGGGGGTTTACTCGTACCCAACAGGGACTTCTGCGGCAACTGCCAATATCCGCGCTTTCTCTGCTCAATTGGGCACCGCAGCAGAGGTGTTTACTGTTTCGCAAGCCGCTTCGTTTTTCGCAGCAGACCCAGTAAAAGGCGCTGGCTCTACCATCACCAACCTGCACGGTCTCTACATCGTTGACCAAACCCAAGGCACAAACAACTACGGCATCACCTCCCTTGTCACCAGCGGCACCAACAAGTGGAACATCTATGCCAGCGGCACTGCTGACAACTACTTTGCTGGTGACGTGGGTATTGGGACGAGTACTTCACTTAACGCCTCCGTAAATACTTCTGTATCTACAACCAAAGCTGGTTATTCTGTACATTCGTCTGGTGGTTCTGGAGCAACTACTGGCTTGATGTTTAGCAATACAGGCAGTTACGGGTTTATTGATTATGACCCTAGCAGCAGTTCCGGGGTTAGGTTTTCTGCTTTTGGGCCGTTACGGTTTGGTAGCAACACAAACGCGGCTTACGGCTCCTCCACGTTTACGGAAGCCATGCGCATCACGGGCGGTAACGTGGGTATTGGGACGAGTTCGCCCGCTTATAGGCTGGATGTAGTGGAAAGTGCTGACAGTGAAGTAAGTTTGCGAGTAAGCAACCAAAACACCGGAGCGAATTCGATTGCGTCTCTTTATCTGCAAGGGCAGGGTAATAACTTTTACATCCGCAACTATGGGGATGGAGCAGCTAGCGCCAACCGAACAGACTTTATTTCGACCGCAGGCAGTTCTTACTTTACGTTTTCACCCACCAGCGCCGAAGCCATGCGCATCACGAGCGCAGGCAACGTGGGTATTGGGACGAGTTCGCCTGTTGGCAACCTTGATGTGGCTGGCACTACTCCAACCCTCAACATTCGGGACACACAAAGTAAGGTGTCATGGGCTGCTGGCGATATTGTTGCAACATTGGACTTTTACTCAAACGACACCAGCGGTGTTGGGGCGCAAGCAGTAAGCCGCATTCGCTCTGTTGCTGACACAGCTTCTGCTGCGACCAGTGGAGCGTTGGCTTTCTGGACAGCGGCGGCAGGTGCAGCGGCAACAGAAAAAGTCCGCATAACCAGCGCAGGTAGCATGGGTATCGGGACGACTTCGCCTTCTGCAACGCTGGACGTTGTTGGTGAGACTCTTGTTCAAGGGCGCTTGCAAGTAACAGCGGCTTCGCCTGAATTGTTGCTAACAGTTCCTGCTGGCGGCCTTGACAGCCGAATCTACAACGATGGTAGCGGCAACCTTATCTTCGGCAACGGAACAAACTCGGCAACACCCACCGAACGGATGCGCCTTGACGCCTCCGGCAACGTGGGTATTGGGGCGAGTTCGCCACGCTCATTGCTTAACCCAAGCGGCTCTGGCTCTACTGGCGCGGTCTTGACGCTTGAAAACTCCAACACGGCGCTGACGACCGGGAACGTCATCGGTGAAATTGACTTCTACGCCAACGATGCCTCTGCCAACGGTACAGGCGCGAAGGCAAAGATTGTCAGCGTGATTGAGAATTCTGCTGGAAATTTGGTTGGCCTGACCTTTGCGACATCAGACAGCACCAGTGCGACAGGCGTAGAACGCATGCGCATTGACTCCTCCGGCAACCTCGGCTTGGGAGTTACTCCGAGTGCTTGGTGGTCGTCTTCAAAAGCAATTCAGGTTGGCTCAAATGGAGCGCCATACTTTAGCTTGTCGCAACAAACAGCAACGACCTGTGATGGTTACTTGATGTGGGGCGCTAGGCT